ATTTATGAAAATATTAAGTATAGATATAGGAATTAAAAATTTAGCATATGTGATTTTAGAATGTGATGTTATAGATAAAAAAAACAATGCTAATGAATTTAAAGATTTTAAAATTATAAAATGGGATGTAATAAATTTATGCAACAAATTAATTTCTTGTAATGAAAAATGTTGTTCAAAAGAAGCCAAATTTCATAAAGACAATGTTTTTTATTGTAAAAATCATACAAAAAAATCGGAATATAGTTTGCCAACATGTAATATTAAAACATTACACAAACAATCTGTTGCTAATCTCTCAACTCTTATTGAACAATATCAAATAAAAATAGAAAAACCAATAAATAAAGCTTCATTAATCAAATTACTAGAAGAATATTTGAACTCTACTTGTTTTGAAGCAATTGAAAGCGTTAATGCCAATAATGTAAATTTAATAGATATAGGAATTAGTATTAAAAACGAATTAAATGAATTATTCAAAAATTATGAGTTATCTAGCATTGACCAAATTATTTTGGAAAATCAAATAAGTCCTATTGCTAATAGAATGAAAACTATTCAAGGCATGATATCTCAATATTTTATAGATTGTAATAATTATAATATTAAATTTATTTCAGCAACAAATAAATTAAAACCATTTATAAGTAAAGAAAGTAAATATATAAGTAATTATAAAGATTTATGCGAAGTTGATGAAATTAAAGAAGCTAAAGAAAACAAAGATAAAAAATTATCATATAATGAGCGAAAAAAACTCAGCATTTATTACACAAAACAATTATTAGAACATAAAAATATGTCTATAGAACATGCATTCTTTATTAAACATTCAAAAAAAGACGATTTAGCAGATTGTTTTTTACAAGGAATTTATTATTTAGAAAATTTTAATGTATTAAAATAATTAATAATTAATAATTAATAATTAATATATAATATATAATGCGGAGTATTTAAAAATTAAACTTCTATTTTTATCATAATAGTTTTAATGGATATTATAGAAATAGAACCTGAAACTTTAAATATTGATAATTTTCAAATTCCAGAATTTAAAATTAATGATTCAGATGTAGAAGAAATTATATCAAAAAAACCATCTGCTAATTTTGGAGGCGGTATTGAATTATTAATGAATGGAAAAAATATAACTGATAAAAAAACATCAACATCAATAGATATTGAAGACATTACTAGTTTAGAAAATGAATTAAATGATTTAACAGATACTAACACTTCTAAACAATTTGATGAAAAACTAAAGTTAAATACTACTATAGACTCGGATAATAAAAAAGAAATTAACTACAATCAATCAACAAGCGCCAATAAAAAGTCCATTTTTGGAGGTTTATTTGGTGATTCTAAAAACAATGGTGCAAATGTTAAACCTGTTACAAAAAACAATGATAATGAGGGAGTAAATTTAGGAAAATCGACAGCAAACATGAATGAAAATAAAACTTGGGATGGATTTGGTAAATTTAATAATGTTCCTATTAATTTAGACAAAGTACAAGAAAAACCTGAATTAACTAAAGAAGAAGAGTTAAAAGAAAAGTTCAAATATTTACGCAAGTTAGAAGACTTAGAGAGAAAAGGGGTATCGCTTAGCAAACGCTATAATATGGATTCAAATTTAAATGAAATGATTGGAGAATATGAAACTATTATTGCTGAAAAAGAAAAGTCCAATGCTATTAAATTTCAAGGAAAAATGTTGATGGCATGTATAACTGGATTAGAATTTTTAAATAATAAATTTGACCCTTTTGATATTAAACTTGATGGTTGGGGAGAACAAATTAATGAAAATATTGATGAATATGATGAAATTTTTGCCGAATTACACGAAAAATATAAGTCAAAAGCAAAAATGTCTCCCGAATTGAAATTATTGTTTCAATTAGGTGGTTCAGCAATGATGATTCATATGTCAAATACATTATTTAAATCTTCGATGCCTGGCATGGATGATATTATGCGACAAAATCCAGAATTAATGAAACAATTTACTCAAGCAGCAGTTAATACAATGGGGCAATCTAAACCTGGATTAGGCGGATTTATGAATGGACTATTTGGAAATAATGGTGCAAATCCTGGATTTGGAGCATCAATGCCACCAAATGTTAATTCGGGACCACCGCCACCGCCCGTTGAATCTAAATTACCCGAACGCAGTCAAAGAGTGCAAAATATCATAAATCGCCCTGATATTATGTCAGCGCGAGGTATGGAAATGGATAATGGTGAAGGCAATCCTTTTAATGAGCAACGCATTACACGCCCAGAAATGAAGGGTCCTTCGGTTGCTCCACCTAATCAAAATATTGCGTCTCTATTAAGTGGTCTAAAAACCAAACAAGTTGATGTTAATGAAAAAATAAATAATGAATCTAGCACTATTAGTATTGAAGACTTGAGAGATTTAACAAATGCTAAAATACCAACAAAATCTAAACGCAGACAGCGAAGCGATAAAAATATTGTAAGTTTAGATATTTAAGTATTTAAAAAAGTTAAGTATTATAAAGTATTATAATAAATTTATTATTTTAATAACATATATTGTGTTATATATGTTATTATGATTTGTAGTTGTATTTAGTTGATTTTAGGCTTCTTTGACTGATACTTCTTAGGCTTCTTTGACTGATACTTCTTGGTCTTATTTGACTTCTTAGACTTCTTAATCTTATTTGACTTCTTAGTCTTATTTGACTTTTTTTTATGTATTTTGCTCTGCCTTTGTCTTTGTCTTCTTAAAACAAATTTACCACCATTGAATTCGAGTGTTGGTCGAAGATACCAAGGTTCAGATCCTTGTTGTTTTTCTCTTTCTGCTATTAGTATACTAATATACTTATTAAAGTTTATTCTTATTTCTTCAGTAAACATAAATAAATATTCATATATAGATTTTTCTCTAATAGATTTTTCTCCAATAGATTTTTCTCCAATTGCTGGATTATCCATATAGTATCTAAATTGTGAACGAAATACTTGCGGCGGAGGAGCAGATGGCAGCGGAGCAGGCGGCAGAGGATCAGGTGGCGGAGGAGTGGGTGGCGGCAGCAACTCTTGCTTGCCAAAGAGAAACGAATATAATGATTGGCGTGCCGGTGGCGCTAATGTCTTGGGCGGTGGCGCTAATGTCTTGGGCGGTGGCTCTATTGTTTCGTCCATATTGCCAATAATAGTAGTATTTATACACATATTAAGAGTTAATATGGCATCAACATAGTTTTTTTGACCTAACAAAGTTTTAACATAATCTGCTATAGCAGATTTATTTTGTAAAGCGTTCAAATATATTGTACGTAGAATAATATATGAGTTTCTTAATGATTCTTCTATAGAATCATCATTTTCAATGAATTCTGTATCTGTAATAGTTAGTCCTATTTTTTCTAAATAGCTATTCTCTACTATATCAAGTTTTAATTTGTCATTTGTAATTTCTCCTGCTCTCCCAAAATCAATTAAAAATGGTGTTACTTTTACTGGCAATATTTCTAAGTTATTTATATCTTGTAGTGGTTTTTTATTTGGGCTGCCTCTTAGATTTGAACCTCTTAGATTTGAACAAATCATTACATTTCTTGCATGCAAATCTCCATGATGGTAATTTTCAACTGCTAGTACTGATGCTAAATAATACGTAAAAAACATGCCTAATTCTTTTAAAGTTAAATCTATATTTATACCGAGTATTGTAAAACTAAATATAGATTTATCTTTAATTTTATTACTATCGTAAAACTGCGATATCATATTGTTCCCTACACCATTATGAATCATAAGATAATAGTTATAACTACTTGTAAAAGTGTCGACAAATTTTAAATATGTTTGACATTCAATAAATTCCATAACAACTATCTTATGAACACGATTAAGAGGTTTTTGGGGATCTGGTTCAGATAGTTTAATGATATTACGAAAGTCTGTGTTTTTTCTTAGCATATTTTCTGTGCATGACTCATAAAATGCTTCAGTTATTGTATCATAAAAAAGAATACTGGGAGCTATTGGTATCATATTTATTTTTGAAGCAATTTCATTATGAATAGTAATTTCATTATTTACTTCGATGTCTATACAATCTTTAAAAACTTTGATTAGTAATACATTTGGTGGATTATTTTTAAAGTTTTGCCCGAATGTTTTTCTATCAAATGTTATCTCAAATATTCCCGTACTCATAATATATTTCGGTCTTTTTTCTTCAGTATCATGTACTAGTGCAATTTTATTTATTGTTGTACTTTCACTATTTAATATTTTTAATATTAACTCTTGTTTATTTGTTTCATCTGTAAATGAAACAGTCCCACCTTTTAAAGTCATATTATATATAAATAAATAAAAAAAATAAATAAAAATATTATAAAAAAATATTATATATTCAAAATACTATGGTATTTACTTGTGATTTTTGTAATAAAGACATTTCAGAATGTTGTACTTTATATTTTGGTTTTGATTGTATGTGTTGTAGTAATCATTGTCGCTCACAAGTTATTCAATTAAATTTACAAATTGACCCAAAAATGAATAGTCCACATACTTGGTTAATACATAAATTAAGAGCTAAAAAAAATAAGGCAAATACTAAAACTGAATTGCTTCCAAAACCCAAATCATTAACAGAATTACTAACACAATTAGTAATGTAAATA